ATTTCATTATCACGACACCCTAATGCGGCTAATTTTTGAACGTCTTCTGGAGCGACTATCTTCTTATCGCGTCCCACTGCGTAACCCTTTACTGTGCCCTCTACTATGCGTTTGGGTTTGGGTCCTGGTTTGTTTGTGCCAATGTTTTGTTCTACGGACATTGTATCCTCGCCTCCCTTGGAGTTAATATCTTAATATTTACCCTTTTAGTGGTTTTTCCATACATTTTTATGCTGTTGTTTGATGTTTTGTATAGTATCACCTAATTTAATTTCTATCTGCTGTTTAGCACGGGCATATTTTTCTACCCTGTCTTTTTGTGCGTCCCATTCTGTCAATCCTTTTGGATTAGCACGAGGTCCTGGTTTTTTATAAGCAGAATGATAGGCATTAACAGTGAATACGGTACTTTTAGCATGAACATATTCTTTCAAACTACACAATTCTGTCTGTGCTGTTTTATATCCCTGTTGTGCTAAACGTAAAGCATTTTCTAAATCTTCCAAACATTCTAATGTTTCATCATAACGCCAATCCATAACCTTTAAAAACATCATTGTGCCTTTTTGTTCAACACGTGGTTTCCAGCGTTTGGGTTTTTTAGGATATGGTGCCTGCTGTGCGTTAAAAGGAACAAAACTAACAATGCCCAAACCTTCTGCTTCTTGTGCTATGGTATCTAGATTTTTTATAAAGTTTCTTGTGTCTAACTTGTCCAAATATACACTAGCATCATTGTCCCATACACCAATCCATTCACCTTTTTTATAATAGTCAAGCACGTGATTTCTTGCCTGTGGAGCGTTGCTTCTTGGAATTGATACAACCTTGTCAAAACCCCAATAATCATCAAATAAATCATTTTGATTGTTGTGCTGTGTAAAGCAAGTAAATGTGTGTCCTGCGTCACGCCATGGTTGAAAGTCTTCCTGGATGCGATGAAAATATCTTGTTCTGTATTGAAACAGCGTATCACCGCGGCTGTTAATTACTGTATCATCACCTCTGTAATCTATTATGTTAATATTCATTTTCTACAGTCAACAACGTCAATATCAAACTCTTTCATCTTTTCTATGAATGCTTCATGCGGATTTACCAGTGGAAATTCGCCTTCTGAAGGATTCCACCAATCTTCTACTAGATTGTTAAGATAAAACTCTACCTTGTCGTAATCCTCTGGGTTTATAGTCATCCAGTGTGTGAATTGCTTTGGTAATACCATTATGCTATCCTTTGTCTTTTGTAGGCAGTTGTTGCCGCTTGTTTAGGTGTCATACCCCTTCTTATTCTACTGTAATAACACCACTTGGGTACACCTTTATTTAATGCCACCCTTGCGTAGTGTGCCTTTTCATTAAGATAACTGTGTGCTCTGTGTGCCCTTGATGTTACATCGCCTTTTACTATGTTGTTTGGGCCGTAGGGTTTGGTTGTGTCTTTTCTGTGTAAATCACTAACGTGTTCCAAATCACCCACGCAATCAAAAAAGTTTATGAATCCTTCTTCACCGCTTTCCTTGATGCTCCATTCATCACAAATAGCAAAATAGGTGCTCTTGTGTCTTGGTATGTATCTCTTGCGCCATTCAGGGTCGCTTCTTTGATTCATAACATACCAAATGCGCCAAGTTTTTAGGTAGTCTTTGCGTAATTCTGTGTAATAACTTGCCATATATAACTCCTGATAATGTTGTAGTAGTATTTAGTCAAGAGGATTCATTTGTGGTTATTTTTGATGGGCAGTTTAAATTCATACCCAGGAATAAGAAAACACCCAAACTGTTTGTTTATTTGTTTGTGGCGTATGTAGTTATTAATAGATGCCTAGAGGCATCTGTTCAATGAAAATCAACAAGTTCGTAAACTCACTTGTTTCTTTTTCATCTCACATTAGTGTCGCTCAAACAAGAAGTAATATAAGACAAGTGATAAAAGAGACATCGCGTAGCGAATGTCTTTTACTTGATATGGAGTCACGACGTTTCAGTCAGACGGAACCTGTTTAAAGGTTCCATCCTTCTTGATATTGGAGTGTCCAATACAGCCAAGACTGGAAGTGGGTATTTTATTATACACTCAACGTAAGGGACCTCATACTCATTCCCAACCCACTATGGCATATCTAATAGATATTGTTGAATTCGTTACCGCTATATTTCAACTGTTTATACGTTGTGCGAGTGTTTTCGTATGTTGACATTCATACTTTCATCAATACGTTGCGTATCCTAGTTCTCACGCTCAAACTCCTTTAAACCGCATACAACCGCACGGGGGAGTGTATCAATGTTCACGTGTGCTCCATCGCTGGATGCTTTTTCCACAGCACTATATCAAACTGGCGTGCCAACCTTGTGTGTCAAATGAAATGCCTTGAAAATGCCTGTAATGCCTTACATTTTTATTTATGTCTTTTACATTATAACCAGTATTTTTTGATTTGTCAAGTTAGGTTATGCCAAAAAGATGAAACCCCCATTGCGGGGGTTTCTGGATACAACGTATATACAAACGTCAGTTAAAGGATTAAACAATTGGCTATTGTTGTATCCTGTGTTAAGCAAAACGGAGTTAATCGCATGGCATTACAGTTAACAGAAATGATGATTTGAAGTGACAGCCTCGCCTCATCAATTGCTTAACATTAGTATTTATACTATGCTATTTTTTCTTGCGTTTTTTTAGGTTGTAATAGTTACTTAATTGGTTGTATGTAAATTCAAACTTGTTTGTGTCTGGATTGCGCCACAAATTACACTGCTTACAGCATTCTTTCCAGTGTGGATAAGGATTTTGACTTGCGTTTAAGGTAATCAATCTTTCTTCAATTATAAATCCACAATCCTCGCATGGTTTAGGTATGCGTTTTAGTTTTTTGATTACCAAATCAGCACGTTCTAGGGCACCTTCACCTGTAGCGGGTTTCCACTCTTCTACAAGTTCATTTAGTGCTTTTTCAATTTGCCAGGATTCTAGTTGTTCTTTGTCGCTCATAACTCTATTTAAAAGAACGACGGACGAGGTGTCTTTTAATTGGTTGCCAAAACGGCGATTACAGCAATTAACTGTACGAACACTACACCAACGCCCCATAAGAAGTAGCGTTTGATGTTGTTAATGTCTGCTTGAATGTGTGCTAAATGATTGTTTTGAATGATATCCAGTCGCTGTTCTAGTAGCGAAAGGCGTTTGTCTAGTTTTGCGTAACTTTCATTGATATCACTCATTACGCACTCCTTTCAAGCACCTTAAGACGGAAATTGCGTCTATCAATCAAACCATCTGTAGTAGTTACTTTACAAGTAACAATATATGTTTTGTTGTTTTGTCCACCGCTTAATTCTACATAAGTTTTATTGCCCTGAATGCCTTCACTTTCAATAGTTGGTGGTGTTGGGTCGTTGCGTCTTGCCGCCACACTGTAATCTACAGCACTTATTGTATCTGATGTAGGAAGCCAAGTTCCCCAATCAAAAGTGTAGACTAATTGTGCTTCAGGGTCTTTGGTTATTTCTAAACCATTGTTGGTTTTTTCAAAACCTGCTCTGTTTATAGCCATTGTTTTCTCCTAGGTTACTGTCGCTTCCCTAACTTCTGCGACGATTGTTTCTTCTCTAGTTTCTGATGGTATTACATATTCAAATAAACCAAGTTGAATTGCTCTTACATCAGCACTAATTGTTGCTGTAGTATTTACCGTACTTGCGGAATCTACTTGTTTTCCAGCGTTTATAACAGTGGTTAAGGCACTGTCAATGTTAGATTGTATATCTCTAATTCTAGCAACATCAATTGCCATTGTAGCGGTAGTTGATGTTTGAATTTCGTTGTTTCTTGTAGCAACAGCACTAACAACAAACGTTCCTGCGCCACCAAGTGTAGCATTCATGTCTACAGTTTTAATTGGATCCGTTTGTGTTGTAAATTCGCTGTCTAAACTACTTTCACCTGTTAGGTTGCTTGTTCCTTCAGCGTCAACAGTTGTAGCAATTGACATATCACTTTCAGCATCACGTGTAACATCACCATCTGTAATAATTGTTGCGGAACTTTCTAGTAAAGCACTGTTGCCTGTTCTTTTAACTGGTGATGATGTAAGTGTTGCTTGTAAATCAGCATTGATAAAGAAGTCAGCAATCTTAACTGCCACACTTAATTGTGTAGCAACACTGTCTGTGTCAATATCATTATCACGTATTCTGCTGTTGTCACAAACTATTGCTGTTGTGCTTGTAATACTTGCTTCTGCGACAATACCAGCAATACCATCAACTATAACTGTGGATTCAATAGCACTGTTTGTATCAAAGTCTCTAGTTCTGCTGTTGTCTAGTGTTTGACTAAACGCACTTGTTACACTAGCATCAAAGTTTCTAATAGGTAAACTTGTAGCACTTACACTAGAAACTATGTCTAGTGTGCTGTCTACATCAACAGTTTTTACAGCATCTGCTTGTGTTGTAAATTCGCTTGACTGCGTGCCTTCAAAACCTTTGAACAGTGTTTCTGATATCGTTTGTGTAAACACACTTGAAACACTACTATCAAATTCTTTATAAAGTGTAGTGTCTGCTAGTGTGCTAAACGCACTGTCCATAGCAATTACAGCGCCTGCTTTAACTACAGCATCAACAGTAAGTGTTGCTTGTAAGTCAGCGTTGATAAAGAAGTCGCCAATTCTACCTGCGGCAGTAACCTGTGTTGCTACAGCGTCTGTGTCAATAACACCTTGCTGTATTCTTGTTGCTGTAGCACTAGTTGTTGCCTGTGATGTAATTGTAGCATCAAAATCACGTGTAACATCAGGTGTCACTGTAACTGTTGTTTCACTGTCTACATTTGCTTCACCTTGCTGTATTCTTGTTGCTGTTGCTGTAACTGTTGCTTCACTGTTAATGTTACTATTAGCACCAATTGTTGCTGTTGCTGTTGCTGAAACAGTTGCTTGACTTGTTAAATCAGCATCATTGTCAAACAATGCTCCAATACTTGCTGTTACGCTTATATTAGAACTAATATTTGCCGCACCATTTAATTGGAATGTAGTTGTATCATCCCAGTTGCCATCAAAATAACTTAAAAACTGTTGACTGTCATAATCGCCAACTGGTGCTGACGTGTAACCAGTTATTTCACTGTTGCCTTTGCGGAATGCGGCACTGTCATAATAAACTTTTTCACCTTCGTAGAAATTACCAGCATCTACAAATGAATAAAGATGTATTCTTAACTGTCCAGCACTTAAACTGTCGTAAAATCTAGCATTTTTTGAAATACTATCTTCTACACTGTTGTTGATTAAAAGTTGAACTGTACCATTAGCAATTCTTCTAAACGCAATATGATACCATGTATTATTACTTAAAACTGTTGTGCCATCTAGTTCATAAACTGGTGTTTGAAATTCATCTGTCTTAAATTCTACTCGTATAATTTTATCAGCACCACCACTAGGAGCGGGTGCTTCTTTGATGTTAAACATTGTGTCATTGTCATTTGACAATGCTCTACCATATTCTAAACTATCTACTTTTATTATATCACTGTAACTACAAATAGTAGACATTCCGCCAGTAGTTCTTCTATACCAAAACTCTAGCACAAATTCTTCATCTTCATCAATATAACTGTTGTTGTTAGTGCCATCAATTTGATTGGTTAATGCTACAACATAACTAGCGCCATCCCATTGTAAAGGAGTATCAAATACAACACTGCTAGTGCCGTGTTTTTTAACAGTGGTATCAAAATCAATATTTCCGCTTAACGGCGGATAGTAATTTTCAAATGTTTCTTCTTGCTTACCTAGAAAGTTTTTATAAGCATACTTCCAATCATTAGGGCGATTAAACAATAAAGTCTTTTCAATTTCATCAACGTTTGCTGTTAATGAAAGGACACTTGTTATTGTTGCGTTAATACCTAATGTTGTGGTGATTGTAACAGTTAAAGAACTGTTTGAAGTAATTGTGCTAGATGCTTGTTGAATTTTTGTTGATGTAACAGATTGCGTGAACACGCCAGAGATTGATGATTGATAATCTCTAGTTACAGCACCTTGTAAACTTAAATTAACAATGTTAGACAGTGTTGCTTCATTGCCACTAAACTTGCTAACAGTTGTTGACATATCAAAACTTGCTGACAATGCCGCTTCAATACCAACTATATTTCCAATAATGAAGTTAGGTGTAAACAAGGCACTTACAACGATTTCTGCTTGAACTATTTTTCCAATGTTAGAACTTGTATCAAAAGAACTTGAAATTGTAGCATCTGCTTCTTTAATTTCACCTTGTCCTTCAAAATAATCGTAAGCAATATATCCAACGTCAATAAAGTTTGGATCCGCATCACCAGGTATCATTGACAGTGAAAACTGTGAACTTATAGATGCTTCTGCTTCTGTTGGCGGAACTACTGCCGCAAAAAATGTCGTGTTTGCGTTGTCATCAAATATTTCTGTTGTTCCGTTAGCACCTTCTTCAAAGTGTAAAAGAACATTGGTGTTGCTGTCATTGTCAAATTTTGTTGTTGGTGCTGTAAAATTACTTGTATATCTAGCAATTGGACTAAAGCGATATTCATCAATATATCCATTTAATCTTTGTCCTGTGTTAGTTTGGGAGCCAATAGTAAGCAATGTAGTAGGTAAAACATCTGTCTGTCCTGTTCTTGTTGCTTGTAATGTACCATTTAAATACATTTTTACTTCGCCATTAGTTCTTACCCAAGCCACGTGATGCCAAGTGTTTGTGGTAACAGTTGTTGTTCCAAGTGTAGCACTGTCGTGATAATATCCCATTACACCTGTATTAGCAATATAGTGAGCATGATCGCCAATGTAGGTTACTGCCTGCGTAATGTTATTGGCATTTAATTTAACAAAACATTCAAGAGTATAATCGCCTGTGTCAACATCTTTTGCTCCATCGTATGCTTGAAGACGTTGATCAGTATTGTTGGGTCCATCTAGTAATAAACTTCTTGTTCCAAATTTACTTTCACTTGTTGTGATAACAGCATCAGAAACACTAACCATTCCACTTGGCGCTCTATAACCATTGTCATCATAAAAAACAGTATCACCGTCTGTTCCATCTGCGTGAACAAGTAAAAGTGTATTAACATCATCATCAAAAGGAACAGTTGAAGGTGTAAAATTAGAAGTATATCTTGCTGTTTTTGAAAATCTTATTTCGTCTATATGCCCTTCCCATCCGTGAGCACCATTTCTTGTATAATCATTGGCACCAATCGCAAAACTTTCTGTATTGATAACATCATTGGCACCATTATAGGTACTTCCTGCCTGTGTTCCGTCAATATAACATTTTACATTACCATCGTGTCTTACCACAGCAAAATGATGCCATCCTGTTCCTGGTGCTGTAAAACTAATCTTTGCTGTTTGATTGTGATAGTAACCAAACATAGTGCTACCATCAAAGTAAACACTTATATAATTGCCAATACTACCATTTCTGTTACCAAACAAGAATTGTGGTGATGTTATGCTGTCGTAGTTAAACCAACATTCATAAGTGAAATCATCTGTGCTACCAAATCCTGCTATGTCACCAGTTTCTAACCATTGACTTGAACTTCTATCTAAAAATATTGAACTACCGCCAAATTTATAATCTGCTGTATCAATTGCCGCAGAGTTTTTACTTGTAATAGTATTTTCAGTTCTCTGTGTTGGATTGGAGCCACCATTAGCACCTTCATTGTAGTTTTGTGTGATTTCGCTTGAAGATAAATCTCTATTGTATGCTCTTATTGCGTATACCTTACCATCAATTGGACGGTAATAATTACTAACCTTGTCACCAATACTTAAATTGTTTGCGTCAAAACTTTGTGTAATTGAACTTAAACTTTCAGATGCTATTAGGCTACCATCTACATAAAATTTTTGTGTAGTTCCGTCCCATGTTAAAACTAGATGTCTTACAGTTCCGTTTGAAGCAACAATACCGCTTGCTCCACCATCCATTGTGCTGTGTGCGCCATTAAAACAACCATAATATTGATCTCCTGCTGTGCCTGGGCGAACACCAATGCTCATCCAACTGCCGCCAACACTTGTTACAGTACCATTGTGTAAGATATAGGCATAATTTCCTGAACTTATGTTTTCGCAATCAGTCCATACTTCCCAAGTTTGTTTAGTTGCTGATGATGGTATAGGCATACCACTAGGAGCGTCATTACCTGGATTAGCGGCTACAAATGTAAAACTGCCATCGCTTGAATTGTGTGTAGGCCCGTTAAGCGTGGCATCATTTTGCCCTGCCATATCACGCCATAATTTACCGCCAGAAGAAAAATGTTCACTATCGTTTGCGTTTAAATGAAATACTAATCCGTCTGTTACTATAGCCATCTATTTCTCCTAGTTATCATCCGTAAATGTTGTGCTACCATCACTGCCATTGAAGTGGAACAATGCTAGTGTGTTACTGTCGTTTGTAAATTCACTTGTTGGTGGTGTAAAGTTGCTGGTATATCTAGCAGTATCACTTATTCTTAATTCGTCAATATGTCCATTAAAGAACAAGCGTCCGCCGTTTACAGCAACTCTATCAAACACACCAATCGCTGGTTTCGTATATGACAAATTGTTATTATAAGTGTTGCTGTTGCTGATGCTTAAAACTTGTGTTCCATTTTTGTAAACTTTCCAAGTGCTACCATTTCTAACCAACGCCATATGTTGCCAACTGCCTGTTGACATACCACTTGAGTATGAACTGTTGGCGCTTGTTCCATAGTGTAGTGCTCCAACACTAAACACAAATCCAGGATCGTTACTTGAATTTTCTGTTTCCCATTCTTGTTGTGACTGCCAAGTAAACAGCGAATCGTAACTAGCATTAGAGAAACTTGCTGGACGAGCCCACATTTCAACGGTGAAATTGCCTGTGCCTAGATTAGGGAAGTTGTTAAGTGTAACAGCATCATTGCCATCAAGCAATAGACTTGCTGTACCAAATTTCTTCTGTGCTGTGTCTAATTGAGCATTGCCAATAGCACTTGTTGTAATTGCTGTTCTACTAGGTGCCGCTATTTCTGTAGCAACACAAGATAAACTAAATGCTGAACTAATTGAAGCATCACCATCGTGTGTGGTTCCAGCACTTGCGCCACCAATGCTATAACTTGCTGTTGGATATCTAATTACAACAATACCGCTACCGCCGTTACCTCTATCACCACCACCACCAGATCCGCTGTTAGCATCACCATTTGGTTTGTATACAGCGGCATTATAACCATTACCACCAGTGCCGCTACCACCAACACCACCGCCAGTGGCTCCTGCTCCACCACCACCATCTGCGTAATATTTTGTTGTGCCTGTGATTGAACTTTGACGTCCAATACCGCCATCAGCACCAACATTTACACTTGATGATTGACTTGCTGTGCCGCCAACTGCGCCAGCACCACCACCACCGCCAGCACCACCATTGTTGCTGTTTAGATTACCATCACCACCATCATTACCATATGCTGTTCCAGTAAATCCTGATACGCTTGGTTGTGTTTGTATTGTGCTACCACCAACGTTTAAATTTGTTCCTGCTCTGTCTGCGTTACCACCACCACCAGAGCCGCCATCATTGCCAGGAACAGAACTATTTCTACTTCCTGCTCCTCCACCACCACCTAGGGCAGTTAAACCGTTGAATACACTGTTGCCACCATCGCCGCCTGTTTCACCCGTGCTACCATTTGTGCCTTTAAGTCCACCAGCACCAACCGTTACAGTGTAACTGCCTGATGCTATTTCATCAAATGTTCCTTCAATTAGTGCGCCAGCGCCACCGCCAGCGGCCCAACCAATAATACCACCAGCACCACCACCTGCTACTATTAAAACTTCTGCGTCTACTAGTGCTGTGGATACTGTAAATGTTGAATTGCCTGATGTTGTAAATTGATGAACTTTATATTCAGTGCCAGCATCTGTGATTGTAGATTCTGTTCCACCAGAAGCACTTGGCGTAACCAGTGTCTCTGCCGCTCCTAATGCTAAAAAACTTAATCTACTTGCTCCTAGTGGCACTTTCTACTCCTTATTGAAAATCTGTTGCTATTGAAGCCCAATATGTTGTTCCATCATATATGATAGACACAACGCTGTATGACGTAAGTGTAGTATTGCCCCCTGCGAATTTGTATGCCGCTGTTCCTGTAGCAGTTCCGCTTCCTGTTACAAGTAAAGTAACACTTTCGCCTGCTGATGCGTTTGTAAATGCTGGTAAAGATAAACCTGATGAAATAGTAACTGTTTGAACATTGCCGTTAGCAACAGCAATAGTAGGTGAATCCGTGCTACCTAAAGAATAGATGGTTTCGCTGTAACCAGTAAGAGTTCCACCGCTGGCTTCAAGTTTATCATTGTTTAAATTTGTAAAGTTCGCATCTCCATCTGTATGCGTCAACGCGGAGCCTTTACCTGCTCTCGTTACTATCGTAGCCATCGCTGTCCTCTCCTAAATTGTAAGTTAAAAGAGGGTGCCAGTATGACACCCTCAATCATATGCTTAATTAATCAAGTGAAACTGTTAGGTTTCCTGAACTTACTTGGAAAGTATCGCCACTCTCAATAGTTTTAGTAGTTGTAACAGCACCCCAGAAAAGAACGTTTCCTCCTGATGCCGCATCCATTACAGCCACGTGTGTAATTGTTCCCCAGTTAGCACTTGCCGCTAAAAAAGTTACAGTTGCGTCTGTTGAAGCACTACCACTTGACGCCGCGCCAAATGATACGCTTTGTCTAGCATATTGAGTGCCTGAAGTAGATACTTCTGCTGATGGTGAGTTAGACTCTAAACCTGTATCTGCTGTGAATAAAGCAAGATAGTTATCTGGTTGAGAGTATTGTGTGTTACCTAGAACGTGATCTAGGACTTTGTTTTCTAAAAAGTCTGATGCCGCTGACATAATATTTCTCCTTGTGTTTATATTGTCTGTTTTTTGTCTTAAACAGACAACAAAACATTGTCTGTTCTAGTAGTATTTACCTCAAACGTAGAAAAACGTCTGAAAAAGTTGAAAAACGTCAAAAAACATTAAAAAAAGTTTTACAACGCATAACCATAAACAGTGGTGGTTGTTCCTGTAATTAAACCATTTGCTGGCACACTGTTAAATGAAGTTATAACCTGATATGGAATACCGCCCATTGAACTTGAACTTGCTACATCTATTGTGCTGTCAATTTGAATAGCACCACCAACCACGCTACATTCTGCTGGTACTGTAACAGTAGCCTCACCTGCTTGTGGTATTGGCATATAAGCACTCTTACGCACTGTTACACCTTTTAGGGCGCCTGTAGTGCCGTCATATTCACCACACCATACCACTGGCACTTGTGTATATTCACAAGTTGTATCTGCTGGTGGTTGCGGGCCTGTTCCGCCATTGTTTTGAATAGTTAAATCCACTGTGTTGTTGGTTACACTACAGAAGTTTTCTACCTGTGGCGTAAATGTTACAGTGACGTTCTCTGTTTCACCATAAGCACTGTCATCTGCTGTTGTAACAGTTAAACTTGCTGAATTGCTGTTTACAGTTACAGTGCCAGTTAATGCTGTTGTCACACTGCCTGTGTCGCCTGTGATAGTGTAGTTTAATGTATCACCATTGGTTTTACCAACAGTTGTTACCGTAATGTTTGTGTTATCGCCCTGTGTAAGGGTGGTTGCTGTTGCTGTAACATCTTCAATGTATTCTGTGGGTTCTGGCAGTGCTCTGTAAGTTGTTGTATTACCACCTGCTGTTAGCGTAAAGGTTGTGTCTGCTGTAACAGTTGGTGTAAAACTTAAAGTGCCTGTGTTACCACTCATAGCAATAGTGCCTGTAAGTGGTATATCTATTTCACTGTCTGTGATTCCACTAAAACTGTAATCATAATTGTAGTTTGGCGTGTTTAAGAAACACACTTCGCAGTCATGACTAAATGTAATTGTTTCTTGAACACCTGGACACAAATTAGTTGTGCTTGGTGCGTGTGTTAAATCAGGTTTTTTAGCACCTGCTTCCATTAGTTTCTGCGTGTCTGCGTTATTGAATTCTATTTCTTCTGTAAGAACGCCTGTTTCTTCATCAGCAGTAACAAACTTCTTAAACAATCCATTTAGGATACCCAACAAAGCATTGGCACCTAGCAGTTTTGCCATTGTGCCACCTAAATCTGCTTCATCACTTTGTTCTATTTCAGCATTGAATACTTTTGATTTGATGCCATTGAAGTTTGAACGTAATTCATATGTCAATCCTGCTTCACTGTAAACATTAGCATCATATTCTTGTGCTATGATGCTGTATAGGATAACACCTTCTTCAGTATCTTCTTCATCAATCTGTATAATGCGGAATACTTTGTTTGTATAACCCAGTGGTGCGTTGGTAACGTCAATTAAATCACCTGCTTTACATTCATTTGCTTCAAAGTTACTTCTAAATTCTATAATTTTGTCTAGTCTGTTTTGTTTTAATTCACGTGTTGCTAGGTATTGTGCTTGTGTGTAATCATTTACCGCAGATAAACGCAATTCAAGTGTGTTGTCTAGTTCATTAGCAAATCTATCAGCACTGTCAATTTCAACATCAATTACATCTACTGTGTCACGTGTGTCTTTGTTAGGATATTGTACACTTACTTTGTTATATAATTCATTAACACCTGTGCCACTTACGTTTACACTGCCAACAATGTTGCTGTCATCAAAACTTTTTATACTGCTACCTGTTGTGTTAAGAACTACAATCCATTTGCCTTGAACGGGATCCCAGGTTAGATAACAACCACTAGAACTTGCCAACTCGTTAAGGTTTTCTACTACCTCACGTTTTGTGTCTATTAATCCGTTTATTCTAAATTGTGGTTTACTTGCCATTCATTTTTCCTTACTTTGGAGTTATCTCTATTACTACTCTACCATCAGCACCGTTTGTAGCATAAATGTCAGTTTGATTAACAAAAGCGCCGTAGTTTCCTCCGTTACCACTATTTGGGCTTACAGCAAATCCTGGTGGTATACTACTTGTATTGAGTCTACCTTCGCCATAACCACCTTTAGTGCCTCCACTGTCACCTCTTTTTCCGTCATTGTTAATCCCAATATTCTGTCCTGGAGCATCGCCGCCATTGGATCCTCCTCCTCCACCACCATAACCAAATGTTGTGGTAAATGATGTAGCAACAGACTCGCTTCCGTCAAATCCTAATCCTGCTGGTATGGTTGTAATAAGGTAGGTTGCTGTGCCGCTATCACCCCCACTTAAATCATAAGAATAATAACCACTACCGCTAAAGTTATATTGGAACGACCCGCCTTCACCGCCATTAGCAACAGCGCCAAATGCTGAACTTGTGCCACCAGTGCCTCCTTTGGCTTGTGTGCCATTTGTAGGTGTGTTATTATTTGCCGCTCCGCCTGTTCCAACAACTATACTATAATCTCTGTTATCTAAATAATTAGAACGTGAAGTCAAATTAGCATAAAAGTTTATGCCGCCACCGCCGCCGCCACCGCCGCCGTAGGTGCCACCACCACCACCACCAACAACTGTAGTATAAAATCTTCCATACAATATCTCATCAACACTAGCAGTGAATGTTCCACTTGAATTAAAGGTTGCGGTTCTGCTACTTAATGTTCCAACACCGCTGTTTGATATTGTGGTTTTAAAATCATCTTGTATAGCGCCACCATAATACGTTTGAACTCTAACAACAATGTCACCTGAATAATTATAATCTGGATAAATTTTCATTCCTTGTATAAAACTAGTAATTGTTGCTGGGTTAGTATCTGTCATAAACGTAGTGTTAGTTAAAGTTCCGCTAGGATCGTCACTATTAGTAATGTATCCATTACTTACAGTAAAATCTAGTCTGTGTACATCAGCAGTCCTAGTATCAATGTAAGAAACACCACTAAACGGTGTATTTTCAACGTTGCTTTGATAGGTTAGGTTACTAAATCCGCTAAATTGATTATAATCACTTAAAGTTGTAACACTTTCTAGATTTGCTTCACCAAACCTTAATTTGTTGCCAGACACATCAACACTAAATCTACCTAGGATAACAAAAATACCCTGTGCGTCTAAAACAAATTGTGATACTAGTTCTTGCTGATATAAACCAAATTCTACTGTAGGTGTAATTGACATTGAACTTGTTGCTTGTAATGCCGCAACAGGTTTAAATTTACCAACAGTCCATGATTTGCTTTTTCTTACACCGTCATTTGTGTATTCAATCGTACAAGTATATTCAAAACTACCTTGTGTGCCACTAGGTATTGATATTGAAGGTGTTTTGATTGCGTCCCAATCACTTACACTGTCAATGCCCTGAACTTTGAATATGCCTGGCAGTGGATTTGTTGATGTAACACCAATTGGCAGTGTGCTAAAGGTTACACTAGCACCACTTATAGCACTTACATCAACTGTAAAAATAATGTTTGTTAGCGTTGGTTGAACAATTTCAATTATGTCAATGTTTCTCTGTAGCGAAAACAGAGTGGTAGTAATTTCATCAGTGATATCCGCCGCATCAGGATATGAAAATATCACATTGCTGGGGCGATTGTCTGTAAACTGTATAACATTGTCAGCGTATTGATTAAGTTCTTCTAGTGTGCTCATTGAATATCAATCTCCCCGCTTGGAACGCCAGCACCATAGCGAGTGTTCTGTAGATAATCATTCATTACATCGCCTGGTTTGCTCATGGTGTTTGTTAATTTAAATTTTACTTCTCTTCCAATTGAAGTCAGTTTCTGTTTTTTGTTGTAGGTATATTTTATGATACAAAACACCAAATTGTCCATGGTGTCAGTGTTACTCCAAGTTGGAAAGATACTATACGCACTAGAACTATTGCCTGTGCTTTCGCTTGTAAATGTAGTTGCTGAAGTGCTACCGTTATTGAAAGGATAAACTTCAATCAATCCATTCCAAACATCACTTTGATTACCATCAGTATCAAAAATAGTTTTTACAGTTTTACCATCTGTTTGAAAACCAATTCTAAAACCATCTATATACAATTCATTAAAATTAATTTGACTTGCTGTGCCATCAATTAGGTTGCCTGTCTTTTCACAAAGCGTATAACAAACATACATTGTTTTGTTGTCGCTTGTAAGAATAGCATCTGTAATTTTACCTGTTACATAAGCACTACCATAAAGGACTGGTATGCTGTGTGTTGTATCTGGATCCACAGTGACTTCACTGCCTTCATCACGTAAAGCATCATTGCCCTTGTTGGCGCTCTTTATAACACGATTAAGAGCATAACCTAAAAGAGCAGTTCTTGCCAAACTGCCGCCAATTGAATCCCCACCTAGAAATCCAACTGCTTTTTTACCAAATCCAATTACACTATCTATAAAACTCATTATGGTGCTCCAAAGTCAAAGCGTGTGCCTTTAAGTGTTGGCACTCTATCCATTGCTGTATCATTTGGAAAGAAACGTTTTTCGCTTATGGGGTTAGTTTTGCGTCCTGATATCTTTTGTTCTAATAAACCAATATCACTGGCGCATTCTAGTAGAATGATATTACTTGCTGTTCTATCTTCTACATTGAAATCTTCTTGTAGTGAATAGTTGTTGACTTTGCCTAGGAAATAACCTGTTGTTGCTATGTCAGTTCCAGCAATAGTTTTGAACTTGCGATATATTTTTATATCACTGCCTTTAATTCTGCTGTTTACAATTTCTGGTATGCTGTTTGTTGGAATACCACTTATGCTTACTGTGATTGTGTTGTTGCTAGGACGTATTTCACTGGTTGTTGCTGTAATGTTTAACAGTGTGCCCAGTGGTGAATATGTTTCGCTTTCAACTGTTTCTGTGCTAGTGCTATCACTAAATCTCAATACTTGTGATGTAAAACTACCACTTGATGTTGTTCTATATTCATCAATTGCCAGTCTTACAAATACATTAGTTCGTACACTAGTATAACTATCTAAATTTGCCATTAACCTTTATACCTCTACAAATACAAATTCGCCGTCCCACCTCACTTGCTGATTACCAAACACTGTCCATCTAGGAAACTCCACACAAATAACTGTGTAACTTTCTTCTTGTGAAGGTGTTACGTTAGCATAATACCATGGATGCCTTGCGTAGGTAATTGTGATAGTGTCAGTTGTATGTCTATCCAATGCTTCTGCGGCTTCAATGTCTGTTTTAATGTCTGCCCATTTGGGTCCATCAGGCAGTCTAACTGTGAATATCTTTTTAGGTGTGCCTCTGCTTACTGCCTTAACAGTACCATCTCGCGATTGTGTGCTTGCCACAGTGTCTAATCTGTCTATACCTAGTGTTGTGGCATTGTTAATTACATATTGAAAACTCATTTATCTTCTCCCTGGCACTTTTCTAGCACCTTGTTGTGCCACACTGTGAATAAACCCTGGGTCTCTAGCAACCAGTGATTTGAAACTTGAAGCATCAACTGCGTTAATATTGTATGTAACGTTTCCGCTTCCACCAATCCCTGAAAGTGGTGTAACTGTTGCGGGTCCTGCCACCAACTCCGCTCCTCGCTCCCCAACCACGCCAAATTGCCCGTTTGGAATAGTGCCACCATTAGCAAAAAATCCTGCGAATAGATTGCCTAGTGTGCTTCCGCCACCTCTGCTGTTAAACACACTAAATGTTTTAGCAAGTAATTGTTGTATTTGTGAACGCAATAACTGTTCTAATATGTCATTAATAAGTCCTTTAAATTCAAACTTACCTGTTTTCGCAAAATCAACAATAGCATCTTCCATTGTTTGCGTTGTTTGTTTGAATATACGTTCTGCCGCTCTTGCCGCATTAGTAGCATTGTCTTGATATTCTTCAAATGCTCTTTTCCAACCATATTCAAATGAACGTTGTTGTTCGTAAATGCTTTCAGCAACCTTGGTTTGTTCTTCAATAGCAACCCTTGCCGCTTCTTTGGCATTTTGAATTTGTTTTTTAATTGCCGCTTCTTCTTCTGGTGATGCTGTTTTAATTTCACCTAGTTTTCTTAATTCTTCTGCTAGTCCTTTGTTAATATCATATTGAATACGAGCAATCTGTTTTTCAAGTTCATTCATGTTCAATGTTGCCAATTCAAATTTGGCATCTTTGGTGCTTTCTTCTAATTGTCTAATATATTCTGCTATTGTGACACTTGCCGCTTTGACTTCTTTGCTTAATTCAGCAACCTTTTTAGCACCTTCTTCATTCTTTTTGTTTAAATCGTCTTGTGCGTCTGTCAATTCTTCAACTGCTGGCTGTGCCGCACGATATTCAGTGACTAAATCTTCTACTGCTTCAACAATTTCTTCTTTTGCTTTACCAATATAGTCAGTGTTCATTATTTCTGCCCAATCAACACTTGACTGTTCGCCAATTTTATCTAGTTCAGCACTAACAATATCACCAATGCCGCTAAATGTATTTGTAATTTTATCTTCACCTAATGAAGTTACATAATCCCAAAGTTCACCAATTATTCCGCCTGCTCTAACAACAAATTCTTTGATTACAACAAGACTGCTTTCTAATGCTTGTAAGAACATCATTGGTAAATCTTTTATACCTGATGTAACCTGTTTGAAGAATCCAATAAACGCACCAATCATAAAGTTCACTGTGCTTCTTACAGTTTGATATACAGCGTTAAAGGAATCAATTGCTATCTTTTTAAACGGTGCTACTGCTTCTGATAGGGCATTAAAGGCATTTACTAGTTGTGTACCAATCCAATTCCATAGTTGTTTTGCTTTTTGAATTACTTTAAACAATGCGGCATCGCCAATTTCACCGTATGTAGTTGTTACATCACCTGCTTGAACAGTGGCGTCTTTTACATCACGCCATACAAACGCTAATCCTGTTATTGCTGTTACCACAAGTCCAACAGGACCCATTAACGCTCTTATTGCTGTTCCAATTAACCCAATGCCAGGTATACTTCTTATAGCACCTCTTAATGCTTTACCAACGTTGGTGAACACACCACTGGCACTTTTCGCACCAATTGCCGCTGTTCTTAACTCACTTGCCAATTGGGCAAAGTAACTAACTGCCTTGATAGAAAGTAGGGTGATAAGTGCTGTTCTAATTAAATCTAAATTGTCAATTATTAATCTTGCCGCTGAAGCAAGTGTTCTGATAGCATCACCTAATCCAGCACCTAGGTTTACAGCAAGTTCTTCGTTGGCTCTTAAAAGCGCCGCCATTTCATCTGCGACTTCTTTAAGTTCTGGTTTTAATCCTCTACCAAACGCAACCTGTGTTTCAAATACAGCACCTCTTAAATTAGATAGTGCTTGGTTAAGTGTATCAGCATTGGCTTCTGCCGCACCACCAAAACGTGTGCTACCTAAATTCTGTATTTGTGCTATAAGTTCAGTTGTATTTCTTGCTGATGCTACAATGTCATCACCAATTCTAGCAACAACCTCGCCACTTTCTTTTGTAACCTTAATACCAAATTCTTTTAGACGTTCAAATTCGCCTGTAAGTGCGTCACCAATTGCTTCTGCTAGTTGTTCAATACTTTTACCATTGGCAGTAGCAATGTTTGAAAATTCTCTTAAACCTTCGTTAGTAGTATCTAATCCATACCTGTTCAAGATGATGAACGCTTCTGAAATGTCCATCAAGTCTTGTGGTAGTGTGTTTGCTAATTTTTGAAGGCGTTCTAGTTCTTTGTTTGCCGCTTCTTGACTACCTAAAAAAGTAGTAAGAACTGTTTGGTATCTTTCAAATGTTGTTGTTGCTTCTACAATGCTGGCTGTAAACTGTGCGACTTCACGTATAGCAAGAGCACCAGCAAGAGCACCAACAGCATTTCTTATGTTAGCAAGACTTCGTTGAGCACCCCTTGTGTCTACATCTAATACATATTTGTCTCTAATAGTCGCCATAATATTATCCTAAAATCTCATCAATTCTATCTTTGATGAATTCAATTGTTGGCTTGCTCATACCATCTGGACTTTGTTTACTCCAACCTTCATCAAGTCTTTGTGCGTAGGCATAATCTGCCTTAATAGTTTTGCCTTGTAAACGAGTTTTACGTCTAGCATTACCTGTTCTAATTGGAGTTTCTGCGACAAACTTATCGTGTGCTTCTTTGGCTATACCTTGTAGTTCCTTGTTCTTACGTTGTAAGTTAGGACGTATTCTATTCGTCTTTAACCTTAATCGCATTGTTTTTCTCCCTCACTTTGTTCACCATATCCAACAATTGATTTTGTGAATATGAGTGACTTACACTCTTCTTGCCATCTGCCTCGTCTCTGGCTTTTTTATTTAAGTAGTTTTCATATTGAACGCCTAAAGTGGCACACAATACGTCAAAACTATCCCCAGACTTAAGAACTTGGCTTGGTAGTGTATTATACCTCTTTGCTACAAAGTCAAGCGTCAACCAACTGTTTAGGATTGGAGTGATTTGCCCAAAGTCTGGGTTATGGAGTTTCCCAGGCGTCGCACCGTCACTTCAATACATTTAATCATTACATCAACTGGTAACAGTTTGTCACCATCTAGAATTTTATTGCCTTTTTCGTCTAGGATAAGGTTTTTTACCACTTCTGAAATTGTTGATACATCTTGCTCTCCCTCAAGTGTTGCTAATTTCATAAATGTATCCATACCTTGTCTGTCATATACCCAAAATTCAATAGGTTCTCCATATGACGCAACAATCTTTTCGTCGTCAATTACAATTTTTTCTAGTTTTGGTTTTGATGTTAGTTGTGAAAGTTTCATCTGTTAATCTCCTTTTCTTTCAATCATTGTGTTTGCTACAACAAGCAAGAAACGTATTCTTGATGTTGCCTTTTCTATATCTGAACGGGCACACTTGATTTCATTTTGTGCTTTTGCCAGTTCAGCAAGAACGCTTTGAAGTAGTTCTTTGTCTGTCTTTTTATCTAATACATCCATTAATCTTTCCTTCTATTGTATTTACCTTATATAGAACAAACGGGGCATAAAAGCCCCGCTTATCCCTCGCTCTTCCCTAATCAGTGATTAAGAAACTGTGTAATCGCCATCCACTGTAATAGTGATTGGTGAAACCCAAACTGGAGCATCTGCTGATACAGTAGGTGCTAGTCCTGTAACATAACCACTTCCTGAAATTGTTTTACCATCTGATGTAGAAGCACCGTCTGTGCTACCTAGGTAAAGTTCAAAATCAATTTTGGTTTTGTCTTTTGACAGTCCAAAAATACCTGCTGTTTGAGCATCTTCTCCAGATACCGCAGTTCCAAAAAACGTGTCTTGTTCTAAAACAATGTTCATTCCTAAACTGTTTGTGGCAGTTGTAGCAATCTGTTGTTTGGATCCACTGTCTAATTGTGTCCAGGTGAAAACATCATTAGCATTATTAACTGTTACGTCTTGTAGTGCTGGCACTACTAAACCAACTGTGTCTGTACCACCGTTAGTTGTAATTGTTAACACTGCTTGTATGTTGCTAACACCAGGTGCTGGATAAATGTAAGCCATTTTTTCGTTTCCTCTCTTTATGTTACTGTGTTAAAACGTATTTCCAACGTTTTGACAATCAAGTCTCCTTGAAAGTCGCTTGATTCCTCTATCTCCCTGCGGTTTACACCGCTGACAGAAGTTATATCTCTTGCTCCCCTCAAATCTGACAATAAATCGTCATAGTTCGCTGGAAGTTGCTTCGCATCCGCAGTGAAGTAGATACTAACGCCTTGTACCTGATTATTGATATGTAATCCGTTTAGTCCTTGAACTAACGGTTCTGAAGTTATTTGTTCCTCGTCAACATATATCTTCTTCACGTTAGTCAAGTATAACGCATTGCCACTCGCATCGTAGGGTAAGTCTCTAGTTACAGTAAATGTACCTAATGACAACCCTTCAATGTAATCAAGAACTTCTGTTCTCATTAGCGAACCCTCTTAAGGTTGTATTGCCCTGGTTGCTTTTCTTTTGAAACAATGCTACCATCGTTATCAAAATCATACCAATCACCTGCTGTGATAAGTTCACCAAACAAACTATCTGCTTTGTTTGAATAATAACCCATCTTGTTGCGTTCTGCGTTTTCTTCGTTGCTAAAATCAGCAATTGAAGGTAACACAAAATCACTAAAAGCAGTGTATACACATAAATCTCTAAAATCATTAAGTCTTGCCTTAATTTTATCAGGATCCAGTGCTGGAATATCCGCGGCAGTGTTTATCACAGTGCCTGAAGTATCCTTTGCTACAAAGTATGAACGCCACCAGGACGAGGAGCGTAACTTTGATAAGATACGCTCTGTTGCCCTAATTAGTTGCTCTTCAACATAGTCGTCAGTAAGTCCTTCATTCTGTTCAAACAAACGCTTGTCTTTATCAACACAATCGTCATAGTCTGCGAAACTAATTGTTACATTATTTTCAATTATGAAAGACATTCTACTTACTCCTCGTGTTAGATAGCCGCGTCGCCAATGAATTGAACAGCAAGTTCTGGACGTAAAATTCCAGCACCAGCAGTTACGCTCATAACAACGTCAGTTGCTCTTTCTTTTTCTTGTCTTTGTGTTCCCATTTGAACACCACCACGTTGAGCAATACCAAAAGCCTCTGGAGCAAATACACAACCATATGAGTCTTCACTAGCATCAATTGTAAGTAGTGGGTGTTCCAATACTGTGATGCCAGCAATGTTACCAATTGTGTATTGATCTAGAACTGCGTTACCCACATTAGTGTTTGCTGTGTAGGCTGTAGTTGCTGTCAACGCTTTTTTGATTTCAAATGCTTGTTTTGGATGAATAACAGCGTAGATTTGACCTCCCCATTTTTGACTTCTGATTAAAGAAGCCGCTCTGAATAAGTCTTCTACTGTGTTATTAGCGCCTGCTGTTCCAACAGTTTGTGTAACAGATGCGTCAGTGAATAGACCAAGTAATTCTTTGTCTAAACCTTCAGCAAGTGCTGACCCTGATTGGTTAGCAAGTGCGGCGATTACGTCTTCTTGTGCTGAATCGCGTAAGAAGTCAGTAACCTGTGCGTAAACAACGTGTTCTTCTAGATTAATTGCTTTCGCGTTAGTGTTTGTGTCAGCGGCGCTTGGCGCTGTTCCTTCACCTGGTTTAGATGAAGTAATACCAGCCCAAATTGGTACAGATACACTTTTACCTGCCCCCACTGGATAGTCAAATACACGAGACACAGCACGAGCAATTGAATTCTCGTAAAGTGCGTATTGTGATTGAACTAACAAATTCTGAAATAATTCAGAGTTGATTGATGTTGTATTAGCCATTGTTAGTATCTCCTTTTAATTGGCATTAATTACCTGTAATGCTAAAGGCACCTTTTTCTCGTGCTTGAGCATACAGTTTTCTATGTTCAGGATTCTTCATATCCAATTTAGAGATATCTAATTTGCCATCAGCCATGTTGCTAACGCTACTTTTAGTGTTTGTAGTAGTAGGTGTAGGTGCTACAAAATGCGGATTTAAATCCAGGAATTCTCGCACTAAATCGTCTACCCCAATTGGTTGTCCCGCGTCGTTATAACGCACACTACCAGTTGTGTCCACAACCTCTACATCACCTTCATCATTAAGTCTAACTTGATTAGCAAGTAAGGATTTTACCTGCTCTGGATTAACGCTACGGTATTTTGCGGCACTATTCAAAAGCGGGGTATTCACCTTATACTCCTTAATGATGCTATCTCTTTTTTGGATTTCAGCATCCTTTTTTGAAGCAAGTTCTTGAAGTGTTTTTTCAAACTCACCACGCTTAATTTGTTGTTCTTGCTGACGCTTTTCAGCCTCTGCTTTCAAATTGCGTAGTTCTTCAACATCGCCCAAGTCAGCATATTTGTTTTCAAATTTACGAGAGATGGAACCTTTCATACGTGCCATCATATCGTCAACTTCTTTCTGACTGTAGGTTTTACTTACTTCTTCTTGTGCCTCAATTTCTGCGTTTGGTGTCGCCTCCGTTTGAGTTACGTTTTCTTCATTTACCAATGTATTTTCTGACATCGTCGCATCGCCTCCTTATGAGTGTTATATGTTATTTAGCAATAGGCGGTAAAACCATTAATGATTTGACTGCTTTCTTGCCTTTTCCAACCCTTCTCTGTCCTGTTGTATAAGGACTGGGACAGGGGTTGAATTAATCCCAAATAAAGGGTGGCTATGTAACCACTCTTCTGATTGACGTTCGTTGTTTAAACGTTGTTCAATCTTTTTTAGAAGCCTGGGTTTTATAACACCAATAATGTTTACCCGTGCCTCTAAATTTCCTAAATCTTTTGCCACGCCTTTCCACAAATCTATTTCTATCTTGCCACGTTTCCATGCTGAATAACTCCATGGGCATACGTGACGTATACTGTAGAAATAACGTGTCCACAGTTCTTTATCTGCCGCCGCGTTTACCGCCGCGTTTTCCGCCTCTTTTGCCACCTTTTTTCTTTTTCTTATTCATCGTTCGCTCCTTCGCTTGTTAATAATGCCTGTTTGGCACTATCAATATCAGCCTGTGTAATTTCAGGATGAATTTGTAAAATTTGTGCGTCAGTATAGCCTTCCATAATCATCTGCTGTATATGAGCAGTTCTTGTTTCAGGTGTTGTGGTTGGATGCTGTTCTTCTAATTTGTTAATAACTGCTTCATCAACTTCCATCCACTCAAGTATTTGCTTGTCAATCTCTTTAGCAACCACTGGACTTGCGGAACTTTCTTTTGCTGTTTTAAGTTGAGCAATTTCTGCGCCTGTGTCTCTAATGTTGAAACTGCCTGGATAGTCCACATAACCATCCCAATTATATCCCATATACATACACCATATTTTCCACATTTGCTCTTCAGCAAGTTCAATGCTGTCTGCTTTTTCTGAAAGTTTAGCGTTTAGTAATTGAAATTCTGTTTCCATAGCAACGCCACTCATTGTACGACTTTCTGTTGCTCTTACTGCTCCTGTGTTTGCCATTTTGTCAATAGCATCAATTGTGTGTTTGATTGATTGATAGATGCTGTCAACACTAGCACCATTAAACTCTAATAGGTAAGGTTTTAGTCCTGGATCCAATCCCTCTGGCATATGGATAAGTGCTCCACTACCACTGCCCACGTTACAGTCAGGCGTTGTAACAATTGAAGGGTGCGTGTTTATTCTTATGGATTGTTCTACTTCGCTTGTGGCATTGTAGATAAACTTTTGTGCGTCAGCAATATCTGTAATATCACTTACGCCAATCCCTCTCATCACGCTTCTAATGTTATAGGCACATACCGCTGGTATCATGCCCAGTTGATTTGTTTCTACTGTTTCTTCAGCAATTAGACTTTTTTCTACATCTACTATGTAGGTTTTAATTTCTTCTTTTGTCCACTTCTTAATTGTTCTAATGCTACCATTAACATCTTCTAGATACTTTAGGTAGTCTAATTCATAACGTCCGCTTGGTGCTCTTGTCCAACTCCAGTCTAGTACAGCAAGTGGTGTAAGCACACTTACATAAGGACGCACACCCATCGCTCTTTGTTCGCCTCTTGTTTGTGCTCCAGTGTCAGGCTGTGTTATCAATATCCAACTGTGTCCAAAAATAGAAGCATAAGTTGCCACGTCTTTCATAAAACTGTCAATGCTTCTACCATCCATATCAGCATCTTTCTCAAAGTCTTCTAATTCAGGTAAGTTAGCAATGCTACCATAATCTCTTACTGGTGGGTTTCTAAACAAGAATGACTTGTAAACACTAATAACACTGGCACAGTGATTTTCAAGTGGTGTAGTGTCAAGTCTTGCTTGGTATTCTGCGTCGCTTTCTAATTGATATCTTGTAAGGTGTCTTGCTTCACGGTATTCTTTACCGCCAATGTATGATTCCAGCAAGTATTTCCATTGTGGTTGGTAAGTATCGTAGGTTTCATTTCCTGCGATTAACTGTGCTATTTCATTTTGGATTTGTTCTGTTATGTTCATTGCGTTATCCTTTAGTAGGCATACTGTTTCTTAATATTATGTCCCCATCGTTGTGGTTCCATTGGTTCCACTTCTCTGGTTAAGGGGAATAAGAATGCGACACAATAACTTAATGCGTCAAACATATGCGAATAATCCACCTTACCACCCTTGTCTGGCGTTTGAGTTCCTTCTTTGAAACTGTATTTCTCCAGACATTCTATAGTGTATTTACACTTATTACTTATAAACAAGTGATTACGACCGTCTGCGGAACGAAAACGAGCATTGATGGCGTTAATTCTATCACGTACTGCGTCATGTCGTCTTGGTGCTTTTGTGACAAACCCACTGTTCTGTAGTATGCTAAAGTCAGTCTGCCCATTTGCTGACGTTTTACGAGCATTACCACTAGGGTCTGGATAAACAAATATCTTTGAACGTGGATATCTGTTCTTTAGTTCTTCTGCCATCTCTTGTGTGTTTGAGTTGTCCATACGTATCTCATCAAATTGATACAAATCATCACCCACCCTTACACATACCGCGGCACAAATTGGTGTTACGTTGAAGTCAAGTCCAACGTGTAGTATGCTAGTGTCAAGTTGTTCTAGTTCCTTGACATTTTTCTCTCTAAAAAACTCCCACGCTACCCTGTTTTCATAAGTTTCAAATGTCGCTAGAAACTCCTGGCGAAACTGTCTTTCGCTCATATCCATTTTAGCGGCTTCTATTTCTTCAGGTTTTACAAATCCTGCTTCTAGTGTTGTTGTGGTAAAACTCTTCCAATATTCAGGTGCTTCCTTTTCCATATTGTAAGCATCATAAACCCAATTGCTCTTGCCTTTTGGTGTTGTGATAAAGAGGCATCCGCCCTGTTGATCTGCTAGTGCTGGACGTATGATTTCAGGAAAGAGATCTTCGTCTACATCCGCCGCTTCGTCAATTACTGCGTATGATAAGGAAATTCCTCTTAATGCGTGAATATTTTCACTACCCTTAAGGCTTATAATAGAATTGTTTTTAAGTGTAATAGAAAGTTCACTTTCGTTAATCTTTGCTACCCAACGCAAGTCCAATAGTTTTTCTTTTAACAATTTCCAAGCAATCATCTTTGCCTGTCTATATGAAGACGTAATGTAGAATATGTTTTGATTAGGAATTCTTGCGTGATAACAAATTTGTCTTATGGCTAGATATGTCTTCCCTGACCTCCTGCCTGCTACTACAGTAATAAAACGGTGTTTATCTTTCGCCACGAGAGATTGCCATTGTGCTAACTTCATAACACTATTTAGCGAAAGTTAATTTAGAGGGGTTTATTTATTAAACCAACTTGACGTCGTGCCACTTCTAAATCTCTAGTGGCTTTCTTTAAATCATTAATTAGATTAACCTGTTGATTGCTAATGTTAACCAACACTTCTGCCTGTTGATTGTTTGTAACAATTAGGTTATTGATAAGTTTGCGTTGATGAGCAAGTTCGCCCTTCAACGACATCAACTCTTCATATGGGTCAAAAGTATTCATACTGTCTCCCTCCCACCAATCGTTTTTCATACTAGTATTTAACGGGATTGTTTGTATAGTAATCTACAATGATTACTTTTGAAGGGGTTTTGCCTTTACCACAAAATGAAGGACGTTTGTAACCTTCTTCTCTAAAACGTGCTTGACACGGATCGTTGTTGTCGTACATGGTTGCTAACCAACGTGGGGGTGTAGCACAACCTGTTAATGTAAGAAACAGTATGATTAAGATTAGATATATGGGTATGCCATACTTTATCACGCTGTTTCCTTGCCTAATGTATCAATTATTTCGTATTGTTCAAATAGTTTGTAATCAATATCCCATATGAATTCATCAAGTTTATCGCCCTTAAGGTTATATTTCAGATTTATTAACCTTGCTAAATTTACACAACCGCCAACAGATGCTTTTGGTGAAATAGTCATGACTTTTAGAAAGTCATCCAACTGTTTTTTGGCTTCATACATTTCTTTTACCTCTAACTGTCTGCTGTCAGCGGGCCAGTTTTTAACCAATAGAGTTGCGTAACGTTTTAGTATTTCTTGCTGTTGTTTGACTGTAAATGTTGCCATCACGCTGTCTCCTCTTTGAAAATTTGGATTGGTTGTGTTAAGTCTTTTAGATAACCTTTACGGTTAAACATTGGAATAGGCAAATCGCATTCAACTTTGTATTCACCTTCTCCCCACTCTTTAAAGAGACTTTCAAGTAAATTTGCTTGATTGCCGTCTGTCTTGAAAGGACCCAAAACAACACCGTATTCTTTTGGATAATAAGAAATATAAATGTTCATTACGCTGTCTCCTCTAACTCTTTAACACGATGTTCATTAAAATATAAGAACTCTTGTTGCGGATTGCTAAATCCTTCACCATCATAATATGCTTCTATGGCGTCCCAGAATAAACTAACAGCACCTTCTTTATGTTCTAAACAACATACCAAAGCATCACCAATTGGATTATGAAACGCCCATTTGCGAAGTTGTTCTTTGTTTTGCGGTTGTTGAAAGTATTCAACAAATGCTTCTATTCTCTGAAATGTATTCATCACGCTGACTCCTTAATGTTGTGTGTTAATGTCACGTTCCATGACGTCAATTGACGACATATAACTGTCAGGCATAATCAATACCAATGCCTTGTGATTGTTTGGAAAATAGGCTATCTTTGCCTTGCCACCAACAGTAGGGGAACTTGCCTTATCGCCCCATTCATATGCGAAGGCATCCATATTGTTCATCAAAAAATCACCCCAGTTGTTGCCACTGTACGGAACATAATCAACACGCCCCATGGATCTTGTGCTACCATTTGTTTCGCCAAGTAGCACCACGCCGTCAATGTCTTCTTCCCAGACACGTTCAACCTTACCTGAAACGCTGTTCCAAGCACTTACATAAAAACTATCTTGTTTCATATTTGACTCCTTATTGTTTATACTTACAGTATAACTGGTATTACTGGTTTTGTCAACGGGTATTTTGTCCAATCTAATACTTTCATATTATGCCCCTAAATACTGTTTCATTCTGTTGCCAAAATGGTTGTATATTACTTCATTTACCACGTCAACAGTATAGGTTGGCAGTGATGTAAGCGTTCCGCGAGCAACACCACCCATTTTACGAGTAAGTTTTTCACAAATCTTTTGACTGTGATTTCTTGCTCTCATGATAGATTTCTTATCCAGTTCAAAGTATAAAGGTGAGTGAACGGGTTCAGTTACTAAAGCACAAAGTCCACGAGCAGTGCCAACCTGCCCAGGCTCTATCATAAGACCCTTAAAACCTGCCGCAAGATAGGTATCAATCTGTGCCAGTGTGTTTACACGTTGCCAACTCAAACTCATAACCTTACATTCATAATTGTGTATGGCGTGTTGATATATTCTTGTAGCAACACCACAACCTCTATATTCTGGTTTGACATATACATTCTCAATAGCGTATGTAGAAAGAGCACCTTCAATCTTTGCTCTCTCAAAAAATCCCACAGTCTTACCATCGTTGATAACCTTATAAGTAAAAGCCTTGTCAAGAGTGTCACCTTCTTGCCATTCCGCACCGTTAGGACTTATGTTGTCAAGTTTGCCGTAATCGTTAAGAAATGCTGTAAACATATCAGCAAATTCTTTGTCTGCTACTGTGATTGGTTGGAAGTGGAAACCACTGTCGCCACTTTTAGTAAATGGATATTTCATATTTGACTCCTTATTGTTTATACTTACAGTATATGGTAAAACCAGTTATGCGTCAACGGTTGAGTTGTCCAAAATGACCATATTCTTTGCCTTGCGAATGTCAACATCACCGTTCACAAGATACCAATTGCGATACTCTTCTGGGGCGGTTGACATTTCCAATAATTCAAATGCTACCTTTTTATAGCCACGGTTGCGTAACTGTTTCCAACTTGCGTATCGCTTGGCACCAATGTCATCACTGTCAAACTCAAAACGCACCTTGCGTTTGTGTTCGTTGATGCCATTCATATGATGTCCAGTGCGTTCAAATTGATTGGCAGTAAACCACGTGACATTGCCCAACACCCGTATCTGCTCACGGTGGGCAAGATTGCCAGTGATAACGCCACTCTTGAGTATTTCCTGTGCCTTATCCCAGGTTGTGTAGTGATAGATGGTTGCCATTTGTGACTCCTTATTTTAGTTTGTATATACATTATATGGTAAAACCAAGCATCTGTCAATGGGGTATTTTGTCCAAAAAGATCCCCCCGCAACACACTTCTAAACGTGGGTAATTTTGGGGGGCAGTTTCTAAAAATGGACAGTTTAACAGCGTGTCCAGGCTGTTGATTAAGAGCATGAAAACAATAGTATAGTCTTGGGGATTATACCCTCTTAATCAAAACCCGTAGAACTTAATTAAGGAGTCATTTCAATTATGGATTCCACGGGTAAACTTATTTAAACAAAATCAAACAGTCTTTCAAAATCTGTTTCTTCTGTGTCTTCAAAGCGATGTTGTGTAGGTTTACCATTTACATCATTAATAAAATCTTTAATGTTCATAAACAAACGATATGCTGGTGTGTTGTAACCTGTTCTCATTTGTTTGGTAACGGGTTTGCCTAGCATTAGTTTTTCTTCAACCCATTTTGTATCTGCTTCTAATGACTTGGAATATTTACGCCAATGTTCACTGTACTGGATTTTGTAACTTGGGGCATTGTCAATCCACGCCCACCAATCATCTTTATCCATTTTGTGAATTACGTCATCCCAAAATGTTGTGTCATTATAAAGTTCGCCTTTAAGACGTTTCCAGTGTATGTTACATTTATCAACCCACTGGTTTGTGTTTCTTAATCTTTCATTATAGTTCATGTTTGACTCCTAATTTTAACTATAGTATACTACTCTTCGTCCTCTATGTCAACTGTTAATTTGTCCATTTTAGGCGCTTGTAGATTGTGTGCTTCCATTTCAACCACATTGTCCTTTTCACGGTTGCGTATTGCTTCTACAATCTCTTGGGCACGTTTTTCATCGCCAATTTTTGTGAATCCATCCTTGGGATTGCCACTGTATAGATGTTCGCCATCAGTCCATTTATCTTTAGATATTCTCTTCATTATTTTCTCCTGTATCTGCCTCTACCCATGGTAGTGGTGTGTTTGCTTCGCTGTTAATAGGTGTATCCGCCATCCCCAGCATATTCTTACTTAAAAATATCTGAACTGCGGCATTCATATTCTGACAGGCATTGGTAAGCATAGCACGTCGTAACGTAATTTTTACTTCTTCTCTGCCTTTTACTAGATTATCCGCAAAATTGTAACGTAGGGTATCTTCCTTGATACCAAAGTAGTTCGCAATTTCATTATCACGACACCCTAATGCGGCTAATTTTTGAACGTCTTCTGGAGCGACTATCTTCTTATCGCGTCCCACTGCGTAACCCTTTACTGTGCCCTCTACTATGCGTTTGGGTTTGGGTCCTG